CCCGGCCGCCTTCCCGCCGGTGCCGCCGATTCTTGAGAGTGACGACGACGCCCGCCTGCGGTATTACCTGGCGCCCCATGCGCCGGCAGCGGGCTCGCGCATGCAGTATCGCCGTGAAGTCTTCACCCTCGGCGAACGGCCGTCGGTCAAGGTGCAAAGCGCCACGCCGGGTGTGGTCACCGTCAGCTATACCTTCGAACCGGATGGTTACGCGGCTCAGGTCAAGGACGGCAATGGCAGGCGCACCGCCCCCGGTGAGGTGATGGTCACTGTGCTTTCACGGGAGGGCGATGGCAGCGCTTCTGCCGATTTGCTTGACGGTGTACGGCGACATTTCGCACGGCCCGATGTGCGGCCGGAGACCGATCGGGTCACCGTTCAGGGCGCGCAGATTCAACGTTACAAGATTCGCGTGGTGGCCATGATCAACGCCGGCCCCGATTCGGGATTGACCCAAGTCGCTGCGCAAAAACTGCTGCAAACCTACGCCGACTCCTGTCACCGCTTGGAAGGCCGTGTCGACCCAAGCTGGATCGACTACGCCATCCACAGCGCCGGTGCCGCCCAACTGCAGATTCTCGAACCTCTGGAACCGATCATCAGCAGCGCGTTCCAGGCCCCCTATTGCACGGGCGTCGAAGTGGAGGTGCGCACGCTATGAGTGAGCCTAAAGCGAGCCTGTTGCCTGCCAACAGCTCACCGCTGGAAAAGGCGCTGGACCTGGGCTTTGGCCAGTTGCTGGAGCGGGTGACTCCACCGTTCCCGCAATTGATGGACCCGGATCGCACACCGGCGGCGTTCCTGCCCTACCTGGCGGCAGACCGCGCGGTGAACGAATGGAGTTCCACGGCCCCCGAGATCGAGAAACGCCTGACCGTCAAACTCGCCTGGCCCACCGCTCGCCAGGCTGGCACGCGACAGGCTTTGGAAAACGCGGCCAAAGGTCTGCAACTCACCCCAGAGGTGCGTGCCTGGTACGAACAAACACCGCCTGGCGTGCCCTACAGCTTTTCCGTACGGGCCTACACCGAATTGCCCTACAGCGAAATCATCGACGCCCGACTCGACCGCCGCCTGGCTGACGCCAAGAGCGAGCGCGACATTTTGTCGATCTCCGTAGGCCTGAGTGCTTCGGGCCGTCACTCCATCGGCGCCGCCACGTTGTGCGGCGAACTGACCACGATCTACCCCAACGTGCTGGCAGGAGTCGAGGCCACGGGCCGCGCTTTTATGGCGGCCGGGCTCTACACCGTCGAAACCACCACCCTTTATCCACAGGAGCACTAAATGGCTGACTATTACACCCTGCTCACGAATGCGGGGATCGCCTACGAAACCGCCTGCAAGGCGGCGGGCGTACCGATCAAACTGGCGCAGATCTCCGTCGGCGACGGCAACGGCGCCGTCTACAACCCGGATGCCAACGCAAAAGCGCTGAAACGCGAAGTCTGGCGCGGGCCGTTGAATGCGCTGTTTCAAGATGAAAAAAACGCCAACTGGTTGATGGCCGAAGTCACCATCCCTTCGGATGTTGGCGGCTGGTATGTGCGCGAGGCTGGGCTGTGGACCGACACCGGTATTTTGTATGCCATCGTGAAATACCCGGAGTCGTACAAGCCGGTGTTGGCGACGTCTGGCTCGGGGAAAGAGTTTTACATTCGCTCGATTTTCGAAACGAGCAATGCCTCGATTGTCACGTTGTTGATCGATGACACGGTGGTGAAGGCGACTCGAGCTTGGGTGATGGATTACCTGAAGCAGGGGACGTATTCCAAGGCTGAGATTGAGACGCTGATTGCTCAATCTTCGGCGCTGCCCGTGGGTTCGATGGTGGCGTTTCCGGTGGATAAGGTGCCGGTTGGGTTCCTGGAAATTGACGGCAGTGTGAAGAGCGCTGCGGCGTACCCGGATTTGGCGAAGTTCCTGGGGACTGCGTTCAATAAGGGGGATGAGGGGGTTGGGAATTTCCGACTGCCGGAGTCGCGTGGGGAGTTTTTGCGTGGGTGGGATCATGGGCGGGGTGTTGACCCAGGGCGAATGATCGGTACTTATCAACTTGATCAGTTTCAGGGCCATACATTTTCTGGTGCGGCTGCGGCAGGTGGAAGTACGCCCGCATTTGATACATGGGGAAATGTCGGGACTCCCGTTTCACTGAAATATCCACCCGTTACTGATGGTGTCAATGGTGCTCCAAGGGTGGGTGCCGAGACTCGTGGCCGAAATATGGCTGTGATGTGGTGCATCAAGGCTTGGAACGCTCCGATCAATCAGGGAAATATTGACGTCGCTGCACTTGTTAGTGAACTCGATGTTTTGAAATCCGCCGTTCCCGTAGGTTCGATTGTTCCATTCCCCAAAGCTGCCGTACCGCCTGGCTACCTGGAGCTTGACGGCAGCGTAAAGAGCATTGCGACCTACCCGGACCTGGCTGCATACCTAGGCACTACGTTCAACACCGGGAGCGAACCCGCAGGGTATTTCCGCTTGCCTGAGTCGCGCGGAGAGTTCCTCCGAGGCTGGGATCATGGCCGAGGCGTGGATACCGGACGGGAGCTTGGAAGCGCACAGAAGGGCAGCCTTCAGACTGTGGATTCAACCATCACCACCGTCACGGTCACCGGGCTGTACAACGCAACGGTAACGCCGGAATCGAACGCTCGTGCTGCATACGGGTTGGATATCGGTAACGCAGGGGATTATCCCGGTGCCGCATATGGTGGCATTAGTGGCAGCGGCGGCACGATGGCTGCCGAAGGTAACAATTTTGGGGTTACACGGCCTCGAAACCTGGCTGTCATGTGGTGCATCAAGGCCTGGAACGCCCCTGTCAATCAAGGGCAAATAGACATCGGCGCACTTGCGCTGGAAGTTTCCAACCTGGCAAACATGGCTGACTTTACGGTTGTTTATCCGGGTGGTGGTAACAAGACCACCCCGGGAGGCGTAGCGGTCAATAGTCGCTACGTTGTCACGAATCCTTTTCCCGGATATCACGTGTTTTGCACCGCGCAAGTGCTCTACAACGGTGAGTGGGCGAACCCCGAGTTTGGGGATCACTACAGCGGCATAGGCGGCCCTGATCGTTATATTCATGGTGTGCAGGCCAATCAAATAGGCAATTCGATTGTTGTCCAAACCGGAACGACTGGCTTGGTCTATCCCAACGCCTTCTCTGGAGCTCCATTTTTAGTCACGGCAACCACTATTGTTTCGCCGTTGCCTTGCCGTGTCCTTGTATGGCGATTGAAGGGGGTGATTGCATGAATGTCTATGCAGAATTGAACAGTGGTTTCCAGCAGGTGGGCGGTGTTTGCCCGGCGGGCTGGATGGTTATGCAGAGTGATCGCCCGTCGCCCGAGCATATTGCGTCGGAGGGTGGCACCTGGGTAGTGCCAGTTCCTTCACCTGACGCGTTGCAAGCTGCCTTGAAGGTTTCCGAAAGAGCTTGGCGGGATGCTGAGCTGACGTCGGTTACATGGCTGCGCGAACGTCATCGTGATCAACAGGAGTTGGGCTTGGATACCACGTTGTCCGCTGAGCAATTCGTTGAGTTGTTGGCCTATATGCAGGCATTGCGAGCGTGGCCCCAATCGTCTGACTTCCCGGATAGCGCGCATCGCCCCATAGCACCGCGCTGGATCGCGGACCAAACCGAATAAACGCCCCGCATTGACGGGGCGTTTCTTTAGCAACTCGAACACCCACCGCCTTGAGCGGTTTTTTTTCGCCTGGAGATCCTACTTATGCCCACCCGCCAAACCTACACCGTCCTCACCCCATTCCCCATCGGCGCCGGCCATTGGTCCACCGTCGGCCAGGAACTGGAGCTGCTGGACGTCGAAGCATCCGCCCTGCGCACCGCTGGCCGTCTGGAATTGACCAGCGTCCTCAACGCCACCCCGGCCAAAAAGGCCACCACCCAGAAGGCTGACTAATCATGGCTGAGGTTTTGAACTTCGAGCACAACGGTATCACCGTGAATGCCACCGAATCCCCCGAGGCCATGGGTGGCCTCGGTGATAACGTGATCGGCCTGGTCGGCACCGCGCCGAAGGCCCATGCGTCGATCCCGAAGAATGCGCCGTTCCGCATCAACAGCTTCACCACTCAGGCGCTGCTGGACCCGACCGGCACTGAAGCCGGCACGCTGTTCCAGGCGGTCTACCAGATCCTCAAAGTGGTCAAGGTGCCGGTCTACGTGGTGATCGTCGAAGAGGGCACGACCCCGGCGGACACGATCAACAACGTGATCGGCGGCGAC